CATATTCATCACTTGGCAAAACACCAAAAGTAGGGGTTTCTTCAATTTCTTCTTTTTCATTTTTTAAAATAGATAACATTGTTTGTGTATCTTCTAATTCACCTATATCTAAATCTTTATTTATCATAAAAAATATTGCTGAGATTAATGCCATGACTAAATCATCTTGATAACTATTTTCTGCTTTAAAAGAATTTTTTACTTTTATAAAAGTTGATAATTGAGAAATTGTATCAAAATCATTTAAAATAATTTTATTTTTTTCTATTAATAATTTTAAATTAGTACAACCTAATCTTTTTGTTCTTTTTGTAGTTCTATAACCAGCTGTATTACCTTTTTCAAAATATATGTTTTCATATTCATAATCAAAATGAATTGCATTAGCTACTTCTTGACCTACTTCATTATTTTCAACAAACATATATGCACTATTATAATAATTACCTAATGATACTGCAATTTCTGGTGCAAATAAATAATTGAACCCTTCTTTTGCAAAAAACGTTGCTACTTGTTCATAAGGAAATTTTGTTATATCTATGACTTGCATACCAAGCGCATCACCTGAATTTTCTTCTGTCATTTTACATGAATCTACTCCTATTGAATAAATATGCCCTTTAATTGGTTCTTTATAAATTTTTATAAAACGATGATATTCTTCTGATATTCTATTATGAATATTTGAAACTTCTAATGAAGGTGAAAATTTAACTTCTTTTAATTTTAAAGGATCAATAAGTGTTGCTACACTACCACAAAAATCATTACCAAATTCTTGAGCAAAAGAAACAACTGAAGTATTTGCTATTGTTTCTTCTTTCCATTTTTCATCTCTACCAGGAACTTCCCACCAATCAACTCTAGTATTTTTATAAACATTTTTTTTATTAATAGAATCTTCCCAAAATTTATAGAAATGATTCATCCCATTTGGTGTTTGATGACCTATATAACCATTATATAAGACAGAATGACACCATTCATCTTTATCATCATCTGGTAATGAAAAATCATAAACTTCATTTTCTGAATATGAAATTTCATTAACACTAAACCACTTTATGTTTTCTTTAGGGTTTTTTAATTTTAATATTTTTTTTGCATAAGGAATTAAATCAAATAAATCTTTAGATCCATTAGATTTTTTTAAATTATCTCTTTTAATTTGTTTTCTTTCAATTCTAAATCCAATTAAATCATAATAAATTTTTGAATAATATGTATTCATGCTTGCAATATAATCAGTTGAATGAACTTTATCATTTGATAGTGTTATATTTTTTTTAATATCTGTTAATAATCCTAAATTTAATAATAACATTTTGACTTGATAAACTAATGTTTTTGATTCTGATGTATAACTTACTGTTCCATTGACAATTTTAGAATCTCCATTACCATCAAATATTCCTTGTAACAAAGCTATTATATTTTCTTTACTCATTTGTAATAATCTATCAGGGATTAATTTTTCATTTTCTTTTTTATTAAAATCAAATCCTAAAAATTCAAAAAATAACATTAATTGAGTAGAATTAATAATATAATGAATTTCATCTCTACATGAAAATGTTAAATTTAATTTATTTAAAATTGTTTCAAGAGAATCCTCAGAAGTTATAACAATTTTAGAATCTTTTAATTTTCCATTTTTAGCAAATATTTTTTCACAATATCCTTTAGAAATAAATAATCCTAAGAAATAAGCAATATCTTTATCTATTTTTTCACATTTAAATGTATTTTTAATTCTATTAGAAGATATGAGAGGATTAAAATTTATAACATCATTATTACCAAAAATATTCATATTATATTCTAAAGAAATAAAATCATTTACTTTTATCTCATCAGCTTTATGCCATCCATATATACCATTAACACAAGACCATAATTTATGAGATAAAGAACATTCTAATTCACCAAAACTTGTATTTAATATTTTAGTTTTAGCTAAACCATTATTATACATAATATTACCAGTTCTTAATTTATCTTTACCTCTTATAACATATTTTTCTACCTCATAACCTTTATTTTTGTTTGGGTTAATTAAATTTTTTATCTGAGTTAAACCTTTATCACTAAAAACAAAAGTATCTTTAATAACACATGACACCATTATTACTTTTGATTCTTTTGATGATGAAATTGTAGGATAGGTAGATTCATAAAAATCTGTCCAAGTATTAGACTGTATAAATGCACATTCGTCAATTATTACAATATTTGCACTACCAGAACGAATAGATGAACCAGTGGTGGCTGATGCAAAAACACTGCATCCATTTTCTAATACAATTTCTGTTTTATTCCATGTTTTTACCCCTTGTTGAATAAATTTAGGTAATAGAGAATAACTTTGTTTGACTTTTTGTAAAATTCCTTTTGTTGTTTTTAATTTGTTTGCTAGAATTGCAACGGATTTATTTTCATTAAATAATATATAATGCAGAATGAAGCCTACATAAGACTCTGTTTTACCACATTGTCTTGAAGCTAATACTATATTAAATCTATGGCTTATATAATTTTCAATAAGTTTTAATTGATATGGTCTTAATTTTATTTTAGTGATTCCATCATCAAGAGAGATAATATGATGATACTTTTCTATAAAATATTTCCAATCACTAGAACATTTTAGAAATTCTTCTGTATGTTCTTTTGTAAATGCTAATTTTGCACCACATTGTTTTAATGAGGAATCACCTTTAAAAGCTAATTCTTTTCCATTTATATCTGTTGTTAAATCTTCTAACATATTTATTTCCTTAATTAAAAAACTCTTATAACTATTTATAGTCATAAGAGTTCTTAATTAAATTATAATATTTTTTAAATGAAAATTAATTATAAATATTTTTAATTTCATCTATATCATTAATAAGTTTATTACCAATTTTAATATAATTACCAGATCTTATCCAAGATTTTAATTCTAAAGCCTGCTCTCTATAAGAAGTTAATTTTTTTGCACCCATATATTTACCGTCGGTATAAAATCTAATCATTTCTTTTGCTTCACAAAGTTCATCTAATATTTTTTTGATATTACTCATTTTAAATTATCTCCTCTATTAATAATTTTTTCTAATTTGATCAGTTAAGTTTCTTAAAGCGCCATCAGTACCATAAATTACAGAGAAATATCTAAAGAAATCACTATCCCCAGATCCTTTACCTTGATCTTGAGGATGCCTAATATAACCATATCTATTAAGAGACATAAAATCTTTACCGAAAGTATCAGGGTTTACAGCTTCAATGATGCTTGAAGTATATGGTGAAAAAATCAATCCTGCATCATCTGATGCTTTAGATTCAAAGCGATAACCAACTAGAACATAATGTTCTGTTGCGTAAGGGTCACAATACAGTGGATATACACCAACAGATCCAACACGATAAGGGTTTGATTCATCAGGATGAGATTCTGATTGTAATGGATTTAATAATAACATAGAACAGGTAGCATTATCAGCAAGAATAAACATTGTTCTATTTCTTTTTGTTGCTCTAACAATTTCTTCAATTGCCATAAAAATACTTACATAAATATCATAAGTTTGCCCGAGTAAATTATCACCAACAGTTGATTGAGAATAAGTTAGATTAACATCATTGTACATAGGAGTTGCTATATCTTTTAGATAATCAATAACTTCACGATCAATTTCTTGTTGAATTTCATTAGCAATATATTCACTAACAAATTTTTCAGCTTTTTCATTATATAGAGATTTTAATTCTTGTAATTTTTCTAATGTAAATTTTGATTTAATTTTTCTTGATTTTGTTTCAAGTGTAGCAGTTCTAATTTCAAAATTAATTTCTTTTAAATTGGAATTATTTTCTAACACAAGAGCGTAATCATGGAATACCCTTTTAATAACATTTCTATTAGCAGAAACATAAAGGAGAGTTTCCCCTGCTCCATCACCTGAAACAATTGTATCACCAGTTACAAAATTACCAGAATCAATTCTCACAAGAACATGAGTATATTTCTCTGGAAAATCACGAGTCAAATAGTTACCACCTGAAGGAGCATAAGTAGCTGTATATTCTTTTGCATTTTCTTTATAGAAAACAGTAAAACTATTTCCCCCTGAAGCACCAGTTGATCCAATTGTAAATGAAGCATCAGCTGATGCTGGAACAGTAAAAATTCTAGAATTTTCTAAATGAATATTATTATCGTTATTAGACCCTGACCCTGTATAAATTGAATATAATGCAGCAACTTTTCCAATTGGGGATTTAATTGGTTGTACTGATGCAATTTGATTTACAAGAGATTCAGGATAAATTTTTTGAACAAGAGGAAGAATTAGAGGAGCATATTTTCCAATATCTTCAGATGTTCCAGATTCTTTTAGAAAATTTTGATGCATACTTTCTGCTAAAATTTCGTCTTTTATTTTCATTTTTAATCCTTTTCAATTAAAATTGTATTTTCTTTAGTATTTATATTTTGATTATCTTTAATTATATTTAATAATTCAGAACTTGAACCAGAAAACATAATTTGATTATTATTTACAGTACCATTAATAATATTTTGTGGTATTTCTTTAATATTTTTATCTTTTAGTCTCATTTTTTCAACTTCAGCAATTTCCTTATAAATAGAAATTAAAAGTTTTAAATTTCCACCAATAGCAGTTTGCATTTCAGCTAATGATTTAAGTTGTGAAGCTGTTAAATCAGAAACATCTATTAAAGAAGCCGTATCTAATACTCTCTGTCCTGAATTTACTAATTTCATTATATTATTTCTGACTAATAAGAAATCAGATTTTAATCCTGATATATTAAAAACTTCTTCATTTTCTTCTGTCACAGTAATTTCAACAGGTGCATTATCTATTTCTTCAAACTCTTCATATAATGAATCAACTAATTCTGTTGCTATACTAAATTTTTTTTCTAACCTATCTAATTTTTTATTCATTAAATGACCTTAAAGAAATGGATTAGGTGTATTTGCATTAGCTTCATATTCATTAAATTTTTCATCTATTTTTTGTAAATACTCTATCCATTCTTGATCTATTTGTATATAATCTTTACCCATATATAAATTACTAGTCACATGATTTATAGTAGAATTAGAACCAAAATATAATTTTACATTTACACCAGCAGAAACAGTATGACTTGTGATAGTAATTGTGTTGTTATTTATACTTTCTATATATGTATTTAAACCAATACCAGGGCCAAAAACATACATTCCAGGAATTAATTTATCAGAAGCACTAACAGGCACAGTAATAATATTTGAAATAGCATCAAAATTACATTCATTAATATCAATAGATGAAATTATATTACCACCACTAATATTTGCTATACCATCAATTATATCATTTGTTATAATTTGAGATAATACTAATGTTGAAGGATCATTAACAGAAAGAACTATTGTTTCTGGTGGAATATTTGTCCCAGAAATTAATGTACCAGGTGTTACTCCTAATATTTCTGCATTTCCATCTATTATAACTTCATTTGTTCCTGAAATTCCATTAATAAGTATTTGTTTAGTATTAGAATATTTTTTCTTTGGATATAAATTTGCTTTGATTGTAAAACCATAAGTGAAAGTAAAAAATCTTTCTTCCTCTTCAGAAATATCAGTAGGAATATCAGGTATAACCCCATTTAAAACTATTGGAATAGATTCAGATTCCATACCGGGAACTGTTTTAACATTAATTGATAAATCCGGACTAAAAAATGGAATTATTTGTTCCATTATTTGAAAACTATCATCTAATGTTTTTGTTATAACAGCTACATCTACATCAAAATTAAATGGCGCAGGTGTATATTGTCTTGTTCTTTGAGTATTTGAATCATTAGGAAAGTTAGGAACTTTTTGTGTTTTAATTAATTTCCTTGTATTATCATACATAACACCATTCATATATACTGAAATTCTTGGCAAAATCCATTGCATTTCCACTGGATTTTTAGCTCTAAATGTAGGATCCATACTTTTTCTTGCAGATGAAGAATTATATATAGCAAACCATTTATCGTATGTAGCCCATTGAACAGGAACAGGTATTACTTTTCTTGAAATATAAACGTGGTTATCTAACGAGGTAATTGCATCGGAATATCTAATAACAGAAATTTTTGTGAACCAATCCATAAATCCTGTTAATATAGATTTAGTTATAAAATTATCAACACTCATATAATCATCTTTAAAAAATTAATTTCTATAATTATCATTATTTATATTATCCTAAAGGGTCATTTTCTGTGTTATCAAGTAAAAAAGAAGATTCTTGGTTTATTACAGCATTTGTATTATTAACTTCTTTTGTTTCTAGTGTAACTAAATCATTTGTTTTAGTATCTTCTATTAAAGCATCTAAAGCTTGAATTGCTTCTGGAATACCTGCTGAAACACTTTGATTAATTTTTTTGTGGTCATAACTATAAAGTTTACAGGAAATTCTATAAACTGTTCTATTGCCAAAAAGATAAAAACCAGGTGAGGTTTCATTTTCTATATGGGTTACTTCAAATAATTTTTGGGTTTTATTAATATAAACAAGATCTCCTTGTTTTGGATAAGCTGAAGCAGATGCATTTAAAAATGAAGCTTTATTAATATGAAGTGTACATTCATCAGTGACTTGTAACCCAAATTTTGAAAACATATCACCAGAACCACCCCAAGCTTCTGTTTCTTCAATAAACATTCTCATAGGGTAACCACGATCAATTTCAGCTGCTAGATACTCTCCAAAAATTGGTTCAGCTTTATTAACTTCATTATGTAACCAAACAACATCAGATCCATAAAGATAAATAAATTCTGACAGTATGTTATCATACAGATAAGCTTCAGCAACTTCAGTATCCATAGTTTTTGCAAAAAGATAAGGAGGTGCACCTGAAGGGCCATAAGCATTATATTTAGCAAATATTGTCAAAATAAATTCCTTTTTATGAATTAATTATAATTACATTACCAAAAATAATAGTTGGTGAAAATTTTTCAGTATTTTCACCAACTGGTATTAATGGTTCTAATGAATTTTGTTCTATAATTTCATGACTAATTATATTTTGATGATATGGAATAACAATAGAATCTTCATTAGAATTTATTGTTAAAATATTATCTAAAGTTACTTGTAATGGATAAATATTTGTTGTCATAATTTTTTAGTAAATTATCCTGTCATAAAATCAATTGGTAAGGTATATTCTTCTTGTAATCTAACCATTAATTTATCAATAGCTTCTTTTGCTTCATTATATATAAAATCACCATTTAAAGTACCACCATTTGGGAGTATAGACCCAGAATATTTTAAAATATTTTTACCCCATTGAAGCTGAGATTTAGCAACAGCCATATCTCTAATCCAACGTTCATTATAAATATTTTCTTCAGCATATTTACCACCTGAAACTGGTGTTCCTTCAATATCTAATTTTTTGAAACATTGAATGATAATATTTTCACCATTATTTTCTGCAAAAAGATGAAGAACTTTAGA